AAAAGATACGCATTTGATACAGGTAGCAGAGGAATGCAGATACATTGCTAGAATGCTAGGTTTGAATTTGCTATAGATTGAATCAATCAGTAGCTGTAATGGCTCAAAGTTTACTAGAAACCATGATGCTGCAATGTAGGTTAGTATGTTCATGGGGTAAAAATAACAAAGGCAGTCTTACGACTGCCATAAAGTTATTAATTATTTAGATAATTTTTCCACCATTTGAGATAAAACTGCTCATTTACAGCCTTTCCATTGGTGAATCTCCAAATGGAGCAGTAAGAGACTCCGATATCCTCAGCATAATGACTGAGCTTATATCTTTGGGTGAGCTTAGACTTGGTCTCTTCAATCATAAAGTCCTTTAAGCTCTGCCCCTTAGAAAGGGAGATCATCTGCAGGATTATCAGGTACATGAGCAGGAGCTACTGCAGCTGCAGTTAATAGATCTATCTTCCATAGCTCTAGTGAGTTGAAATGCTTATCCTGCCATTCTCTACCTCTCAGATTGAATGATGCCTCCACCTCTTCACCTACTTTGTAGCCATCTAGTAGAGCTGTTTTGTCTCCTGTAGCTTGCAAGCTGATGTGTTGAGGATATTTGCCATCCTCTACGGTTATTACTACTTCTCTCTTAGAGAACTTCTCAGTAACTTGTACTGTCTCACCTATCACTTTGATAAGTCCTTTTACTTTGTAATCATTCATATTATAGTTATTAATTTATATACTCCTATTATTATCAATCCATACACTACTAGTGCTAGGATCATTGCCATGGTTTTTTCTTTCATAGCTTCTCTATTTCTTGTTTGACTTCTTGCCAAAATTCTACAAAATAAATATTTGCAGCGTTTAATTGTTCTAAGGTTTCCCAATCTTTTTGCCTTATATATGGACAAACTTTAATAATCTCATCAACTGCTATTAATGCACATTGTTGACTCCAATAATCTCTTTTTACAATATTAGATTGGAATAAACAATACCAATAACTATCGTATAAATCTTTTGCTTTCTCTTGTGGTGTCATCTTATTTACCTTTAAATTCATCAATTAATGATTTCCATATTAATATTGCAATAGGTAAAAGTAATCCAATAATTACTATAAATAATAGTGTTGCTTTCATATTTTAACGTTGTTTTCGTTAATAAATTCTAATGTTTTACTATCAATGTATTCTTGTACTTCTAACCATTGTTCAACGGTTACTGAATTTGGTAAGGTTGTTTCCCAATATAAACGCCAAAAAGACGTAGTATCTTGACCGTTTACAATTTGTTCTTGTGGTGTCATCTTATTTATTATTTAATTGATTAATATACTTAACATAGTACTCAGTGCAGTGATGCAGCCTAACCTTAATCTCCTCCTCTAGCTCCAGGTCTCTAGTAAATAGTAGAGTAGTGATTCTCTTCTCAGGAGCTATGTGATCTACCTGATGCAGTGATAAGTTCTCCCATTCGTTGAGTAGAGATGGATGAGTAGATACCATGCAATAGACTAGACTAGCATAGTTCTTATTATATAACATCATGTAAGCTCTTAGCTGCCACTCATAATCTTTATTCACACCCTCTTCAGGAGTAGCAGGGAACGTTTCTAAGGACCATGATGTCTTTATGTCTATGATTTGGTCATCTAGTACTATATCAGCCTCTCCTGTGAGCCATTCGTTGTTTAGTCTCTCAGTGTTCTTTACCATGCTAGTGAATGATACAGTATTGAGTAGAGCTATAGAATCATTCTCCTGCAGCTTACCCTTATTAATGTACTTATTATTCAACTCTACATTATAACCGTAGAAATCCTGCTTAGCTACAGCTCTGATGTAGCTCTTAGTAGTTTCAGATAGCACCTCAGACTTAGTCCGAGATGCTGTCATTAGTTTTCCGAGTGAAGATGGATGCCATTTCATAATAACATAAGTGCTTTATTCTGTAAATCAGTTAGCTCAAAGGTCTCTCTTAGCTTAGGGATAGTAAACTTACCATCTTGAATAGATACTAATGCCTCCTCAAATCTCTCCTTAGATAGACCAGGCTTAGCTGCCTTAACAGGTACACTAGCTAGATTTGCATCGTCATCAACAGATTGAAGCGAGCAAAGGCTGACCAATGTGTACCTGCGGTAGTAGGTCAAACATGATCCCATTTGCTGAGGATTAAGTCCTGCAGGTAATTCCATGCATGACTCTATTAACTCATTAGAATCTATACAGATTATCTGAGTACATACTGAATTGCCCTGAATAGGCTGTAATAATAGTAGACCATTCTCTAATAAGATAGGTTCTACTGCCTCAATGATTGCATTGATGTCAGAGTATGACTTTTTAAAGTGGGGATTGGTAGCATTCTTAGCTACTTTGCCGATTGACTGCTTAGCCTTGTGTAGCTTTTGGTGCAGGGTTAGTACAGGTGCTGATACTACAGCTTTTGTTTTTGTTTCCATAATATAGATTTAAATTATTTCTGTAAAGATAGTTAATTATTTTATATCTGCAAGGAAATTACAATAAAATATCATAAATTCATCAAAAGTTCTAGCTATAAAGTATGTACCCCCTGCAGCTTCTACTGATTCCTGATACCTCTTCTGTACTTCTGACTGCTTATCCTTACCATACTTCACCTCAATCTTCACTGATCTACCTCTAATGGTAGCAGAAATATCTGCAGATCCTTTTGTACCTGTGCTAGGAGTATAAGTGCCTTTCAGCTGTCTAGTATTCTCACCTACCTGTATCTTCTTACCCTCTCTATATACTCCCATTGTATTGATTCTCTCAGCTTGAAAGCCTGAATAGGTTAGAAAGTGAATGATACATTTAGTAAGAGCATTGGCTGAGTTATCATTCCAATCTGATGCCGTAATGTAGGGCATGGTAGGGTGCTTAAGTGTGAGGTAGTTAATCTCTAAGGCTTTGAGTAGTGTTTTGTTTTCTTTGTTCATTAGAATCAATATGTTACATCACTTTTTAACTCATCTAATATAAATTGTAATGACTCTACAAATGTTTGTCTTTCAGTTGATCCCTTAAAAGTTATACTAAATTGCTCACCACAAAAATCTACACCATTTACTTCCATAGATGTACCTGATAAATCAGTAAATGTTACTGTAACATATCCTCCATGCCCTGCATCTCCACCTTGAAATCCATTATGTTCTACTGTTGTTTCTAAGATATTCATTGATGTAAATACCTTTGTTGATTTTTTAATTACCACTCCATCATACTTGTTCATAATTGTTTGTTTTAAATTGTTTATATATTCATTGCTTTAATTGTTAATTCATCCCATATATCTATCTCTTTTACCTCCGGTACAAATGACAATCTAGTACTGCCTCCATTCCTATTGGTAGAGCAGATATATCCTTTGTATTCGCAGTACTTTTTAAAGTTAATTGTGATGCTGTTCTGTGTTATGTAGTTCTTTTTATCAGGGAATGCATTGCAGAATGAATCGTATAACTGTTCTTTCACTGAGTAGTAAGTATCCTCTTTTAGATCCTCAAAGAAATAATACATCTCACTGCTTATCTCATCTAGTATCTTTCTAAAGTTTAGATTGATAGTAGGCATCTCAATTAATCCTACATTAAGATATATCTGTATACATTCTTGACAATAATTGTCAAAGGCTGCCCATTGGTCATCATCCCAATCAACGAATAGCTCATGACCAAATAGATCTACAGGAGTAAATTTATCATTGAATGTCTTAGCCATCTCCACCTCATACTTTCTAGCATTGAAAGATGCACCATTGCCTGAGATAGTATAGTTAGTAGTAATGATAATCTTAGGGCTGTTAGTTACATCTAGTTTAATAGAATCCTTACCTTTGTATTCAATAGTAATACCCTCAGTAATAACACTGAATAAGCTCTCAAAGTTGAACTTCTTTTTAACATCATCAAATACTAATATCTGACAATCAGTAGATACATTCTGGTAAGGGAATTTATTTTGAAAGTCAAACAACTTACCATCTAAGCTCTGCACTTTCTTAAGATGTCCCATTGCATTCCAAAATAAGCCCTTTCCACTTCTACCATTAGGCACATCAGAGATAGCCTCATCATTAAAGATAATAGCTTTGTTATTACTCCTATCCTTATAGCTGTGCAGGAGGTATCCGATTACAGTCTGAAATGCTTTGTACTTACTTTTATCTTTAC